AGCGAAGAACTTCCCATTCGTTCGTCGGTTGCAGGATTTGCGCACCACGTTCGATGAGAAACGCCTCGAACTTCTCGCGCCGACTGGTGAATTGCGCGAGCGTTCTCACAGCGCACCTCCCGCGACCGTGATGTGCCGCACCGGCGTCGGCGCAACCTTGCGGCCGGCCTTGATCAGCGCAGCATCGAGCGTCGCGCGGACGCCGGACGTCAGCAGCGGCTTGCCGTTGTGCCGAGCCGCGTCGTCCTCGGCGGCGATCAGTTCGAGGGCCATCGCCATGTCGGGAGCGGCGGCGATCAGAGCTCCGTTTGCTTCGACGATGGGCCCATCGATCTCCGAAGATCCATAGGCGCCGTACACGCATGCAACCGCGTATTCGTTCTCATCGGCCGTTCGCACCATGCCGAGCTTGCTGGCGCTCCACGGCCCCGGCGTATGCTTGATCTCGTTCACGCCGCACCTCGCGCGCGGAGCATGGCGTCGGCCATGCGATAGCAATGGTCAGCGAGGCGATCGTATGCGCCCTGCACGTCGCAGACCTCCACGCAATCCACCTTCGCCAGTTCCGCCGTCGCGAAGTAGTCGCGAAGAGTCATGCCCTGAGGCGCCTCGTTGAGCGTCCCTGGGCGCGGATTCGTGTGGCACGGAAACGCCGGTCCGCCGTCGTTGATCTTGTCCATGTGGTCCCTCGATGTGGTGTGATTGCCCGCCGTAGCGGGCGCGACTATTACAGGCGATATTCGTATCTCGAAGCTGCAAACGGCGCGTGGCCGTTCGGCTCGATACGCTGCATGGAGCCGGCCGGAATAAGCTGCACGGCATCCAGGCAATACCCCGCGAAGTAGTCGCGCGCGTCGCGCTCGCTACGAAATTCGATGTCTTGCTGAGCCGCCCAGGCCATCGTTGCTCGCGAGCGGTATTCGTGATGCTCATGAATGTGGATCATGGTTTTCTCCTGCGGCGCGCGCGGTTGGTCAGGCGATCGGCGGTACAGCGGGTTCCACATCCACAACCCGATAACCGCTGTTCTGCAGATCGGCAAGATGCGTTGCAACGTTCTTGACGTGGACGCGCTGGCGAAATTTCGAATGCGCAATCACATCGTCGATAACTTCATCCGCTTCGACTCCACCCGCCGCTTCGACTGCCTGTGCGGCATGCGCGCGCGTGTATTCGTAAGTGATTGCAAAGAAATTGGTTTGCATCGTCGTTCCCCTTCGTGGTTGCGTTGGTCAGTGCGTGTCGCGGCCGCGGTTGTGGTCGCGCCCGCGGCGCTTGATCGACTCGACGGCGAGAATGACGGCCGTCAGCACGAGCACCGCGAGGGTGCCGACGACGAAGAACTGGATGCTGTGCATGTCACACCTCGTCGAAGAGACGGACGCGGCGGCCGATGTGGTCGGCGCAGTGGGAAAAGCCTGCGTTGCCCGGGCCGAACTTCTTCCCGCATGCCGAGCACAGGACGTTGGCGAAGCGCGGGCGGTCGCTGTCGAGCGAGCGCTCGGCCTCGAGCTCGGCGTCCTCGCTCATCGCGTGCACGATGATCGACATAACCAGATCGCCCAGCGCCTCCGGCGACTCGCGCCACGCAGCGCGCAGTGCGCGGCCGTGCTTCTCCTGCGTCACGCTGTGCATGCCGCCGACCAGGTCGTCGTCCGACAGCGCGAGCAGCTTCGCCTTCAGGCGTTCCTTCGCGATCGCGGCGACGAGCTCGGCGCGGCCAGCCTCGGAGTCGGCTGCGTCGTTGAACTGCTGATGCTGGCGGTCCGACCAGAATTCGGCGGCGCGTTCGGTGGTGGTGGGAGTCGGGAACATTTGGGGCCTCGCGGTTTCGTATTGGCTTGAACAGAATCATACGAAACCGTATAAACGACGTCAATACGAAAGTGTATAAATTTTCGCGAGGGAGGGCAGTGCTTGGTCGAAGGGGGCGTCGGAAATGAAAAAGCCCCGCACGGGGCGGGGCGTCTGTGTGGATGGGCCGGTTGGCTATTGCGAAGGGGTGAGTGCGCCGCGAAGCATATCCTGAACAACGCTGCTCAACACGCTGCCTCGCTTAACCTCATAGGTTCGATCGAAGCCGTATCCGGTAATGCGGACAATCTTGCAGGCTCCCTCGCACGAAACCATACTCGCCGTCGTGTCCTCGAACGAAATCAGGATATGACGTCCATTTCGCATGCCGTCGTACCTGAAGAAATGCACCTGACCCGTATCGGCGGATGTGTAGCCGTAGGTGTTGCCGCGCGTCGTCGAGTAGTTGTGTGGGCCTGAATATGGCGGTTTTGCCGAAGAGGTCGCCTTTGCGTAGTTCGCCTGCTGGTTTGGCAACGAGAATTCCCGGCCTGGGTTGATTCGCGCCGAAGCCATTTGCGAGCTCGTCGCCGCAGGTGAGTAGGCTTGGTCCGGTACGACCTCTTCGTTTTGCGCCTTGGATTGCGCAAGGCGATCTTGGATTCGCTGCTGACGATATTGAGCAATTGGATCAGTCGCGCATCCGCAGAGGATCATAGAAATTGCGGCGGCGCCGAAAATGGTCGTCCTGCTCATAGTGTCATTGATCCGATAGTTAGAGGCGGTTATCGTTCCAGACAGCGCGGCCGATGATCATCGTTCGATCGTCGGGCGGAAGCACCTTGTCTGGATGCACGTTCTTGTCCGGATTGTCGCTCCGCATGATCCACGTCTGCGCGCCCATCGATGGGTGGTAGTCCCAGATCAGGCGCTTCAGTACCAGGCCGCCGTCGGGCGTGCAGATCGCAAAGATCTTGCCTTCCTTAGGCGCCTGGTCGGCGGTGTTCAGCAGCACGACGCATCCGTCCTGAATGGTAGGCGACATGCTGCCGCCTGACGCATAGATGATCCGCGCGGCGTTCTCGGGCACCCCGAAGTCGCGCAGGCTCGAGCGCTTGAATGCCAAGCCGCCTTTCACGACGACGTGGTCGACGTACTTCCCATCACCGCAGGCCGCGGCGATGTCCAACTGGGGAACCATCGAGAACTCATCCTCCGTCGGATTCGGGAGGTCACTGTCGCCTGAACGCGAGCTTCCGCGATTCTCGTGCGCGGCCTGCAGGTCGACGTAACGCAGTTCATGGACCGGCACGCCGAAATGCTCGGCGAGCGGTTGCACCGTCGAATCCCTCGGCGTGAGGCTCTCACCGTTCAGGATACGGAAGATGGTCGCTTGCGGCGGCTTGTTGCCAAGACGCTCCGAGAGCGAGTTTGGATTGAGACCGTGACGCTCCAGCAGCCACTGGAGGTTCCGCGCAAGGAAATTGGTGCTGTTCGACATGCGCAGAACATACGGATTTGTATAGGTGTCGGCAAGCATTTATACGAAAGAGATTTACAACAATACGAAAACGTATAAAATACGCTCCAAAGGCCACTGGAGCGTCCCCATGAAGACCGCAAAAGAGCTCATCGACGAGCTCACTGCCGACGGCGTCAGTCAGAGCGAAATCGGCGCCGGCACAAACATCCCGCAGGCGACGATCAGCCGGATTCAGACCGGCAAGATCGCCGATACCAAGGCGTCGAACTGGAATCGGATCAACGCGTACCACGCACATCACTTCGCTACGAAGGCGTCCGACGAGCAGTCGGAGCCAGGTCAAGCCCCTGCGGAACCAGTGAGCGAAAGCTCCCGCGACGACGCACAACCGCCGACTGGCGGCTCGATCGACCAGGAGGCCGCATGAAACCCACCAAACCCACACGCGCCGAGTACCGCAACGAGGTCAAGACACGCCTGCGCGACGCCGCGTACGAAGCGCTGCAGACCTGGAAGGCTCTGCACGGCATCGACAGCGATTCCGCGGCACTCGCGCGCCTGACCGAGTTGATGTTGTTCGGCGCTGTCGGAACTTTGCCCCCGCAGCTCGTCGGCGTCAGTGCCGACGTGGGACACATCGGCCCAAAGGTTCGCGTATGAGCGGCGCCCTTGTGGAGCAATCGGTCGCACTGCCCGTCATCGAAGCGGCCGATCTGGCGATGCGCGCTGCAGCGCAAGGCGTCTCAACCCCCGATTACCTCGGCTATCACGTGCTGCGCAGCGCCTACGGCGTGATGCATCCGGCGGTGATTGCGTTCGAGAAGCGGCCCAAGTTGGGACAGTCAGGGACAGAGCAGGGGGAGTGATCGTGATCGAACTCTGGATCGACGCCTGGATGGCGATCGTGATCTCGCTCGCTTTCGGCGGGGCGTGGAGGTGGGCATGAGCGGAATGTGGGGCGCCGCGCGCAACGCGCCAAAGCACAAAAGCGTCGAGTGGTACACGCCGGCTTGGATCTTCGACGCACTCGCGCTCGACTTCGACACCGACCCATGCAGCCCGCACGACATGGAATCCGCAGTCCCGGCGCGCACCAAGTACACGATCTTCGACGACGGCCTGAAGCATGAATGGCGTGGCCGCGTCTGGATGAACCCGCCATACGGCCGGAGTACTCCGCTCTGGATGCACCGCTTCATTGCGCACGCGAACGGTATCGCGCTCGTTTTCAGCCGGACGGACGCACTCTGGTGTCAGGACGCACTGCGCACTGCGGATGCGTATCTCTTCATTGCCGGTCGCGTCGAATTCGTCGCGGGCAAAGAGAACCAGCACAAGCGCTCGCGTGCTGGTGCGGGGACGGTGATGTTCGCGTATGGCGACGTGTGCGTTGATGCGCTTGAGCGGCTGTCCGCACGCGGCGTCTATCTTCGGCGTGCCCGTCACGCCGCTTCGCTTCTGGAAGCAGCATGAACGACCTCCCGAATCCTCTCACCCCTGAAGACTGCGACCTGCGCGATTTCCCGTTCATGCCGCTCGACGTGCAGCGGCTGTGCGACAGCGATCTGGCTGCGCTCGAGTCGCCGGAGGCGTGCTGGGCTGCGCTGCTTCTCTGGAGCAAGTCATGGCACCAGGTCCCAGCGGCATCGCTGCCAGACGACGATCGCGTCCTCGCGAAGTTCACGGGATACCAGCGCGCGCCCGCCGCATGGCAGGCGATCCGTGAGGGCGCCCTGCGCGGCTGGATCAAGTGCAGCGACGGCCGGCTATATCACCCCGTCGTGGCTGAGAAAGCGAACGAGGGCTGGTTCGCGAAGCACCGCCAGGCGCACGACAAGCTCTGCGAGCGCGTGCGGAAGCGCAACAAATCCCGCGCAGATTCCGGGCTCGTTCCGCTGGAAGTCCCCGAACTCGAGCACTGGATAGACCTTGGCCGTCCACTGGAAAAGGTTTTGTTTCCGGAGGAATTTAGCACTCCTTCCGGCGGAAACAAGAAATCTTCCGGAGGAACGAGGCAAGACTTCCACCGGAGCGTCGATGGAATTCCTGCGGAAAACGCTCTTAAAGGAAAGGAAGGGAAGGGACAGGGAGAAGTTAACCCCAGTGGTTCTAGCACGCGTAGTACCGACACCCTCGCGAGCGAGCGTGCAAAACCCGGCGAATTGTCGGCTGCCATGCGGCGCCACAGCATCGAGGCGCAGCCCGGAGACCCGCGAGTGATCGCCGCAGCCGATGCGGGCGTTACGGTCGAGACGATCGAGGCCGCGTGCGTGGAGGCAAAGAGCGCGAAGCCGAACGAGCGCATTCCGCCCGCCTACGTGCTGTCGATCGCCACGCGCTGGACAGCTGACGCCGCGAAGCCGCCCACCGCCGGACGCGCGCCATCTCGCAATCCGCGCTTGTCTGCTGCCGAGCAGCGCAACGCGATCAGCGACGCAAACGCCGAGGCATGGCTGAACGGCGACGCCGCATCCGACCCGACCGTCATCGACATGGAGTCC